GCAGCGCCCGCAGCCGCTCACGGGCGGCGATTGCCCGCTCCCGTTCTGCCACGCATTTGCCACGCAGTTCGGGGGTGTCGATGCCGCGAAGGCGAACCGCCGTCACCACCTCAACGCTCGGCCAGATCTCGACCCGCGCCCGAAATGTGTCGCCGTCAGTGACCAGCAGCACGAGCGCGAGGTAAACGCCAGTCACAACTTGTCAGCCTTGGAGTCGAGTTTCTGGAAAATCCGCTCGATGCCCGCTTTGATCTCGGTGATGTCGTTTCGATAATCATCGCGCCGGACGTAGCGGTCGTGGAATTCGCCCTGAATGTCCACAATGTTCCGTTCGATGCGCCCGATTTTTTCCCAGACCACCTTGGCGAACCAGCCGCCGGCGGAGAGGCCGAAGCCCAGCATGACCTCAATGAGGCCGAATGACGGTTCGTTGCTCATGCGACGTTCTCGATGGTGACGGTGACATCAGCGGTCGCCGTGAGGGGCGTTCCGCTCGTGGAATCCGTGACGGTGCAGCGATAGGTGCCGGAGAAGGTGTCGCCGACGCCCATTCCGGACTTGCTGAACGTGGTGGTGGCTGCGGTCGGGCTCGTGATGGTCACGGTATCGCCGGAGACCTTCGCCCAAGAATAGGTGTACGGTGCCGTACCGCCCGAAGGCGTGACCGTCGTCGAGGAGGTCGTAGCCGAGCTGGTCAGCGTCGACTTGTACAGGCTGGTCGGGCTGGCCGATGCCGTGAACGCCGAACGAATGATTTCGACGTTCACATCGACCGTCTTCGTAGCCGCCACGTTGTCCGTGACCGTGCAGCGGAACACCGCCGTATAGGTGCTGCCAGACGCCAGGCTGGTGCCGGTAAAGGTCGTGGTGGCCGCCGACGCCGAATCCACCGCGATGGAGGTCGAGCCTGAGTTTCGCACCCAAGCGTAGGTGTAGGGGGTCGTGCCGCCGGTCGGAGTGACGGTGGTCGAGGCGGTCGTGATGCTCGCCGTGGTGCCGGTCTTGGAGAGCGAGGACGGGGATGCCGTGGCGTTCAGGGTCGTCGAGATACCCGAAACCGCCGCCGCCAGTCCGGTGGAGGAGGGGTTTGTGGCCGATGCGCTGCCGTCCGTGGTCAGCAAACGGACCCAATAGTAGCGGGTGGTGGTATCGCTCTTGGCGATGACCGTCGAGGTGCTGGCGCCCGTCCAGATGAGCGTGGCGGACGAGAACGGGGTCGAGGCGGTGTATTCCCAGAGCTGGTACACCGCGCCGGTCGGCACCACGCTGGGGGCCGTCCACGAGAACTGGATAAAGCCGGTGAGGCCGACCGCCGTGAGGTTCGACGGAGCCTCGGGGGTGTAGGTTCCGGGGGTCGGTGCGGTGATGGTGCCGGGGGTGATGTAGTCGGTCGTGGCCGGATCGCTCCAGTCGCTGGACGCCTCCTCGCGGAGGACCAGCTCGACGAATCCCTGCGGGTCGAAGCGCCAGGACTCGCAGCGAACGGTCTTCGAGGACCACCCGAGTTCGGAGAGCGTGACGGTGCCGGTCTCGAAGGGGCGAATCTTCCACGCCGACATTCCGCAGCGCATGACCACCGAGACGCCGTTTCGGGACTGCCGCGCCATCAGGATGGCATTCCGCTGCGCCTCGTATTGGTTCGTGCAGGCGGGCTGGGGGAGGTCGCGGAAGGCTTGCTCGCCGTCCGCCGTGACGTAGGAAGTCACCACAATCGGCTCGAACTCAACCGCTTGGTAGTTCCGAGCCGGGTCCACGAACGAACCACGGACCGAGTTCCACCGCTCGTTATAGGCATATGCGGTCGTCACCTCAAGACCGCTGTTTACCAGATCGGCTTCGGATAGCGAGAACTGCGAGGCCGACCATGCGCCGGCGAACATCCGCCACTTGCCGCTGGAGTAATAGCAGACGCCGTTCATGGCCTCCGTCAGCGTCTCTATGTTTTGCTGGAATCCGTCGCTGGTTTCCAGCACCACATTGCAGGTATACCGCTTTTGCGTCGTGCTGCCGGGAATGCTGACGTTCTCGTCGCAGATGTCTGCGGCATCGGCCACGAGGTCCCAGTCGATGCGGGTGGTGTCCTCGGCCATTCCGAGGCGGGTGGAAATCAGGTAATTGGCGAGACAGAGCGCCGGATTCGTGGAGTAGGTCCAAGTAGTGGAATCATTGACGCGCTGGGTGCCGGAGCCGGGGATGGTGGTCTGCGTGGAGTCGAGGCGAGGATCGTAGACCTTCGCGCCCTGCACCAGAATCGTCACCTCGGGTTTACCGTTCTTGTAGACGTTCTGGTCGAATTCAAATTGCAGCGCAACATATGCCACGCCGCGGCCTCGGTGATTCGAAGTCCACTGGGACGGAAACGCCGTGGTCAAGATGTAGTCCACGGTCTGGGAATCGGTGCCTGTATAGCGGCGAATCCATGCCTTGTTGGCGAAGGTTCCAGTGCTGACCTTGCCGTCATCCAGCGTTCCGGTCACTGAGCCGATGGTGCCGACCGCCGTTTCGTTGAAATAGACCGTGCCGAGGCTGTTGCATTCGTGAGCGGCGACGGCGATTACCTGATGCAGGTATTGGTTCGTGGAGCCAGAGACCAGCGCGGGGATGACGTTCATCCCGGCGACCTTCATCTGCCCGTAGATGAGGCGCCGCCCTTCGAGGGTGCCGGCGTACTCCACATCCTGGCGCGGTCGCGGGGTCTTTACCCGAGGCGCGAACATCTTCGCGGCCTTCGAGAGCAGGACGTTCACGGCGACGTAGGTGAGAACCTTCGACGCCGCGATGACCGAGACCACCTGAGCGATTGCGGCAATGGCTGGAGGCATTAGATCGCCCACCGTGTGATGATTGCCGACCGCGGCAGGTACAGCAGCCCCTGCCCCTGAACAAGCGCCACGGTGCTGCCAACGCAGATACCGATGGCGTGGCCGGCACCGCCGTCGACCATGACAACATCGCCGCGCTGCGCCCGTCCCTCGGCAGGCTCGCCGAGGTGCGAGGTGACAGCCGCCTCCAGAGAGCCATGCGAAGCGATGTAGGCGAGCGCGGTTTCCTCGTCGGAATAGGCCGCGAGGAGGTCCAGCTCGAAGTCGCCGTCCGTCATGGCATCGACGACGCGAGCCGAGAACAGGCAGCAGTCATTGATGCCCCACATGAACGGAACCTCGGCGTGGTCCTCGATGATGAGCCACATCTGAGCCACCCAGTCATCGCGCCGGCTCACAGGCGGAACCTCGTGCCGATGTCCGGATTAAATGGCTGGTTGAACTGGTTTGCGCCGCCATAGGACGAATCGCGGTCGCCCCAGCGGCTCACAAAGCCCTTGATATTTGGCAGCAGGTCGAAGAACTTGTCGCCGGCAAACAGCAATTGCTGGTCCTCGTTCGTGTACCTAGCGATTCGCGGTTCTCGCCGGAGCCGATGCTCGCAGGTCAGGCGGATTTCCGCCGTGCCTTCGGACGAGCTAATGCTCATTTGGTTCATCCGGCCTTCCCACGCGGTCTCGGGCGTGTCCACCACGGCGTTCGTGGATTCATTCACGAATCCGACGTAGACCGTCGCGGCGCGGTTCTGGTAGACCTCGGTGAGCGTCGTCGAGACCAGCGAGGCATCGACGCCGGAGAGCGTCAGGGACAGCGGACGGGCGATGACCTCGACCGATTCCGTCACCGCCTCGATGCTGCCGAACTGCCCGACGCCTTGGTAGGTGTTACCGCCCCACGAGATGGCGCCGATGCCGTCATGGACGCGGACCACGCCGGATGAGAAGTCCAGCGCCACCGCCACGAACATTCGGACGGCTTGCTTCGCCGCCTCGGTCGAGTTCGTCGCCGACGCGAACCGGGTCACGCGATGTCCTCAACAAACGAAACGGAGAAGTCCGAGAGGACGCCCGGACGGCTGGACCAGCCGACCTCCTCGTCAGACAGGAGGAAGCGACCCATCGGGCGATTGATGATTACCGGCGCATTGTCGGACGGTGCCGTGGTGAATGGCCGCTGGAGCTGGAGGTAGCCGAGGCCGGCGGCGTCGGAGTTCAGGGGCGCCGTCACCATGTTGAGCTGCCCGGAGCATTCCACCCAGTCTCCCGGCAATAAGAGGCTGTTGGTGGACGCCGGCAATGCCTTGAGGTGCAGAGCCGTTCCGGTCTGGGAAGTACCTGTAGCGGCCGCCGTGGTGGTCTGGGTGAGGCGGACGGGGTACTGCGAGGCGGCAGCGCCCATACGCCAGACGCCGATGTTGCCGGCGCCGTTTCCGGTATAGAGGATGCTGGTCGAACTGACAAGGAATGCCTGACAGTTGACATTCGTTGTCGCGGCAGGCAGCAACGCCAGTAGAGCGCAGTAGTACCACCCGCCGCCGAGCGACTGAATGTATGCCTTGCCGCTGGACGCGCTGCCGGAATTGCTGACCGTGCCGGCGGTGCCAGAGGTTAGGTTAAAAATGCATTCGCTGGCGTTGGAGACATCGCCCAGCTTCAGATTGACGCGATCGCGGACGGTTGCGCCATCGCCAGCCCGGAACGCTCCGTAAACCACCCACCACTGCGCCGAGGCCGGCTTAGTCGCCGTCTGGGTAATGTAGTGGTATTCATTGCCGGCATCGTTCGACTCGACCA